ATTTGAAAGATATGACAAATTTAAAGAGAATATAGATGACACTAAGAGTATATAACACAATAAAACAACCGAACGTAACTAAGTCGATGACCAATATGGGAATTGACCTTAAATTCGATGGTGTTACTGACATGATTAATGTTAAACCACAAGATGGTATGAACATAAACATTGGTGAATTCTTATCTGGGTTTGTTGAAGGTGCTGACATTATTAATAAAACTGAGATTACTACTAAGATAATGGACACTATTTACGGTGTATTTTCCAAGGATGCGAATAAAACACAACAACAGATTATTAATGAATTGGAAGTTAAGACGATTCTTGGTCAAATGACTGCTGGTGATGATTCGTTTATAATTCCACCTAGTGAATATGAACACATAATGGATACTGCCAAAAATATTTCTGATGGTGTAATGTATTATGATTTAGGTTGTGGTGTGATGGCGGCATCCTATCCTTTTGAAGAATTAACTGATTTAGTTGATACCGTTGTCGATAGTACTGATCCGTTTGTCATAGGCGAAGCACTACAAGAGACAATCGACATTAGTACTTCTAGTACTAGTGCTACTGCGAATAACAAAGAAACTATTAAAGATAATTTCTTTCAAATGTTGATTAAAACATTTACTAATGAATTATTATATGCAGTTACTTCGCAACCACAAATTCGCATGTTATTAGCTATTGTACATTCTTTTCAGAACAATGGCGAAGAATTAATTGCTAGTGGTCAGAAACTATATGATAGTGGACTGGATTACATTAAGAAATTCAAAATAATGATTAAATGTATCGTTAAAGCAATTGTTGATATGATTGTTAAATATATTTTCGAATTAGCAATTGCTTATTTGATTGCACTTTTAGCACCTGTGATAATAAAACTAACGAAAGAAAAAATTAAACAATATATTGCTACACTATCTAGTTTGGCAAATTTTGGAGGGATTGGAAAGAGTGTTTCCGATGCAGCAACATAAAACAATAAACATGATAATAGACAAGAAAATAAGTAAAAGAATAAAAGGTGTGTACTTGGTTGATGGTAAATTTGACGGTGCAAGAATTGCAACTGGAACTAAACCAACATTATTCAGAAGGTTTCTAACTAGACTATTTATCGGTTGGAAATGGGTTAGTATTGAAAAACTAATCGAATTAGAAAACAAGTAAAATGAATTACAGTAACATAGAATCAATAATTGGTGGATTTGAAAAAGTTTTAAGTTTATCGTCAGTAGGTACTCCAACACAAGTACCAACACCTTTAATATTTATAGGTGTTCCAATGCGCACTGGCTTATCACCAATAAAAATTGCTTCGCGTATTATTGCAAGGAAAAGTGAAGCAGGTTTAACTGTTGGTGTGTTACCGTCTGGTGCAGTTAATCCAGACGAGATAATGGAAAGAATTAGAATTGAAGAGATTATTAGTGCATTACAAAAGGAGGCGGTGATTTCGGTTGCAATACCCCCCGGTATTTCATTAACAGCTGCAGGTATTTCACCAACAGGTCCTGTGTCAGTTTTCGGTTCAACATTAATATATTCAAAGGGTTATGGAATAATACAATAATGGAAAATATCGGAGAAAAAACACAAACAGAATTGCTTATACTGATAAACAGTCTAAATAAAAAGCACGAGAAACTTAGAACTGAGGTTATATCACATTCTAAAGAGATTGACGTTCTTGAAACTATCATAAATAATAAAATTGTTTTAATTACGAACATAGAAAGTGATTACGTTAAATTAATTGAAGAAATGAATAAAAAAGGTAATAAGAATGTACACTAAACCACTACTACATACAACTGATCCATATAGACGTGATGATTTGTTGACGAAATCAACAAGATCAATATATTATGGCGAAGTTGTGTCGATTGAGGATGATCTTGATGGTGCTAGGATAAAAGCCAGAATAATTGGATTAGATGATCAAACATCTAATAATAAATTGTCTTGGGCGTATCCAATGTTACCGAGATTTTTTCATTTATATCCAAAAGTAGGTGAACTTGTTAGAATATTCATAGAAGATGTTAAATATCCTAAGAAAAATAGATTCTGGATTGGTAGTGTTATTTCACAGCCACAGAAAATCGCATATGATTCATTCTTTAGTGTATATAGTACGTCGTCAAGTGCATTTGTTTCTGCTGAACCAGCACCAGAAGCTTTTCCAGCATCTAAAGGTGTGTTTCCTGATAAAGAAGATGTTGCAATACTTGGAAGGGTGAACACCGACGTAATCTTAAAAAATAATGAATTACAGTTTCGTGCTGGTAAACATGAAGACGGGAATATTTTAAAATTAAACACTAAAAACCCTGCAAGTATTAACTTATTATACGAAGAGTCAACAACTGACGAAGTATTTAGATCAAATACTATTGTGATGAGTGATAAGATTGCGTTGATATCGCATAGTGGGATACCTAGTTTTAAATCACAAGGGCTAACAAAAGAAGATCGTGAAAAACTATTTGAAACTGCACATCCTATAGCTAGAGGGGATACCTTGGTCGATATATTGTCGATTTTTAGGGATGCAATGATATCACACATTCATGGTTATTCTTCATTACCTGCTGACAAAACTGCAATACTTAAAGACCTAGAGAAAATAAATCTTGAGTCAATATTACAAAAAAATATTGTAATTAATTAATATTTTTCGTTACTTTGTAAACTATGTACATTCCAGAAAAACTATTCACTGCGTTTAATGACGTTAAGTATTACGATGAGCCGCACAAATATTTTGTTAAAGATCAACAATATATTTCGGTTACTACTTTAATTCACAAATATCTTGAAGAATATGATGAGGATTATTGGGCTGATATTAAAGCAAAACAGTTTAACCTTAGTCCATATGAGATTAAACGTGCTTGGAAGTTTATAAATATTAAGGGAACAACAAAAGGGTCGATAATTCACGATTATGCTGAGAATCTCTTTCTTAATAAGATTTTCAAATATCCTGTTGATGATGTGATTAATAAATTTGGTTTTGATCCAGTGTTTGATGAATATTCGTTAACTAAAAGACATGTCGATAATTTCTATAAAGACTCTTTCAATAAACTAATTGCTATTAAAACAGAATTGGTTGTATTTGACCCCGAATCGTTAATCGCTGGAATGGTTGATATGTTATTTTATAATGTCAAGGCAGGGGAGTATCAGATATGGGATTGGAAAACAAATAAAGAATTTAAATATGTATGCGCTGAACGACATTTGTTAGGTAGTTTATTTATGTTACAGCAAAGTGATTTAGAAGTGTATTCGTTACAATTGGCACTATACAAGTATATTATTGAAAAGTATATGGGAATTAAATTAGGTAAATCGTATTTGGTTTGGTTCTCCCATAGAAATCCAAATTATAAGGTAATTGAAACAAAAAATAGAGACTTTCAAATTCGTGAATTAGTTGAAGAAAGAATAGCTAGTCTTAAAATTGTATAAAAAAAGACCATTAAGTAATTAATGGTCTTTTTCTTTGTTATTGGTTTAATACACATCTCCATGGTTGAATTTCCAGTGTAATGTTCGTTAGTTCATCACTACTGTAATCATTCTCACCAAAATCGATTGATGTTATCATGCATTGTTCTAAGAACCATTTTTCTACTTCAATACCTGTAGGATCAAGTGATTTTAGAAGTACGTTCTTTTTATACCCCGCAGCATACCCCATTCTACCTGTAAGTGATTCGGCATGTAGTCGAACCCATTCCATTAATTGCTGTGATGTTGAAGGACCTATGGGGTCGATAAACGTCAGAGACATTGCTTCCCATGTATACCTTCCAGCTACATAGTTTTGCTCATTCATAAATGGAATTACAACTGAGTTTATTTTCATTGAAGGTCTTTTGAATTTCTGGATTTTCCATACTTCAATACCTAGTGTATCGTCAAATTCTGCGAAGAATCTATTAACCCTTTTTGGTTCATACTCGAAAGGCATTCCTCTTATCATTTCTCCTGCCATAATATTATATTGTTTTATTGTTAATCATTATTTTTTTTTTGTTGTATATATAAATACTCTCACGTGAAAAAGTGATTGTAACTATTTTAGCATCTACCTGTTCTTCTAAATAATCTATCGTCTGCTTTACTTAAGTCAGTAGCGGCTTCAACCTTCGGGATTGGTACAACTATTACTTCTTTTTCTTCTGGAACAACTGCGGGGGTGATCTCTTCTGGGACGGTAGCAGATAAAGTTTCGATCTCTTCTTCTTCTGGGACGGTAGCAGATAAAGTTTCAATTACTTTAGTAATTTCTTCTTTCGGCACTTCAACCTTTGGTGTTTTAACTATTATATCCTCTTTAGTTTTTGTTTTTAGTTTTGTGTTTTTCTTCATATCGTATTTGTTTTAAAATTAAGAGAGGCGAGTTAACTCCTCTCTTAATGTTTATTATTATTGTTTATTTATTTAGTCGTCAAATGATGCACCTGTTGGTGTTATCGTAAATGTAATACCAATATATTCCAGAGAACGTGTTGGTTTTAATGCGATTTCACCGTATAACTCATTTCTATCTTGAGTTTCAGTTGTGTTGTTACTATCATCCATTTTTATTTTGAAAGCGAACAATCCTCTTTCACGTTTGATTGTGTCCAAGATTGGTGTCGTTTTTGAAATAAATTGGTCGATAGTTGTTTGATCATTCTGTTCGAACAATAACCTAACTGCGATGTTTGAGATTAATACTTTAACTTGTAGTAGTAGTCTACGAACGTTAATTCTATCAAGAGCACTTTCTTTCACTTGTAGAGTCTTCTGTCCGAAGATCGCAGTACCTGTATCAGCATAATCAGCCAATGGGTTAATTCTACCGTTATATAGAATATCACGACCATCTGGGGACATTTTATACTTAGATTTTCTTGCATTAGTTACACCTCTATTTAAACCAGCTGGTGCGAACCAAGGGAATTTAGTATTGTCAGTGAATGCCATTGATTTTACTACTTCACCTGTTGGTGGAAGATAAACATTTACGTTATTTCGAGTATCTCTCATTTGAATCCATGGGAAATATGTACAACCATAACTAGTGTCGATATCTGCGGTATCTAATAGGTCAACAATGTCTTCAGCAGCCACAATATCAGCCTTTCCTTTGTCGCCAACAGTAGTACTAACATTTACGTCGGGAGCGTCGATAACATACAATGAATCAGTTCTTTGAGACTCAACCATTTCGATTGTGTTTTGAACTAATATGTTTTGGTCTGACCAGTTAATCCCGGGAGTTGCGAAGATATTAATCGAAACTTCTTCGGGGTTTGCGAATGTATCTATAGCAGTTTCCCATGCTTGGAAATCGTTCACTGGGTTACCGTTTGGAACTACACCGTCATAAATACCGTTTGCTTTGTATAGATCACCATATGAGCGTTCAAGTCTATAAACGTCCCAACCATCAAAACCACCCGCAGGTACTAATGTGAATTTTCTAGTATTTACATCATCTTTGAAGAGGACACAGATTTCTA